GCCTGCTTGAGCAGCTCCGATTGTTCCAGGTCGGCAAGGAATTCAATGCCGTCACCTATCGGACGCTCTTGGCACGTGCCAAGGTGTTGGTGGCCAATTGGCCAGATACGGTGACTAAAGCAGATTGGTTTAGTCAGGCGCTCATCTGGACTGTTGGCGTGGCGTTTACTCAGTGTTCCATTGAGACCAACAGTGTGCATGACCACATGAGGAGCCACGGGTTGGGGTTCCTTGGATTGACCAAGTATGGGAGCTCGCTGTCGCCGCTTAACTGGATAGACAAGTATGTTGGAAGGGCCATGGGTGTTACTAGCGTTGTCGCCCTGGCTGGATTGTCCAAGTGGGTCGTTGGGGCCCCTGGGCCACGGCCCGTTTTATTTGGGGCTGTGGGGTTGGCCGTGGCCGGAACACCCCAGTTGGTACTGTGGGCTTGGCGGCGCTGGAACCGGAACCTGGAGGGGCCTTTCCCGCGGCTTCCGGCTCGCCTGGTCGTCAAGTTTGAGAATGACCCGGTGTCAGTTAACGCCCTGGTCGAGACCAAGAAGCAGTTGTTGGCCAAGGCCCGCGCCGAAACACAGTCGGTCCTTGAGGCGATCGTAGCCAAGGATGAGGTGCCCACACAGGCTCAGGTGGAGGACGCCATCCACGCGGGGTCCAATGAAACCTTGCGGGTTGCTCACGTCGAGAGCTCCAAGCCCAAGCCGGGCCCCTTGGCGTATGTTTTGAGTGAGCTAACTGGCACACCCAACAACCCCAGCAATTCCCCAGCCAACAATGTCTCCGCGTTGCTCGAGCGATTCGTTAAGTCGGATAAGACTGGCCAGTTGTCATCTAAGGCAACGGTGGCCATCAAGCGCCACGGGAAGATGTTCCGGAAGGAGTTCTGCCCATCGAGGGAATGGGTGGCGACATATGAGGCCGCCCACCCACGTTATGGGCCACGTGAATGGCTCAAGGAACATTATGGGCGTAGGGATGACCCAAAAATGGTCGCCCGCTATTTGGCGGCCATTGAGCGGCTTGAGGCTGGGGAGGAAGTGAATTTCACGGTTGAAGAACACGTCAAGGATGAGCCGTCTCCCCACAAGTTTGACAACCAGAAGGCCCGTGGGATTTACGCGCCCAATGATCTCTACACCGTGGCTTCTGCTCCTGAGGTGTCATGGTGCAACGAGATGCTCAAGGCTTATTGGAACATTCAGAGCCCCCTGTTGTACGCCAGTGGACATAACCCCTCGCAGCTTGGTGACTGGGTCCAAGCGGAGTCATCCAGGTTGGGTGGCTACGATGACGTCACCTTCTTGGAAGGTGATGCTTCAGCTTATGAGGCGAGCATCACCACCGCACACATTGAGCAGGAATGTTTGTTCCTTGAGCAGTGCGGTTGCGACAGCAAGTATTTGCGAATGCAGTTGCAGGGGGTTGTATCCCACCCTGGGTTGTATGTTTACCGCACCCACGGCAAGAGGCTGTCAGGTGTGGTGAACACGAGCATCTGTAACACGTATACCACTGCGAGCTCGAACGTGCAGTACCTTACTCAGGGCTTGGGGATTAACCCCAACAAGCTGAAGAAGGAGATGTCCATGGCCATCCTCGGTGATGATAATTTCATGTTGTTCTCACCCTGGATTGCTGCCAGATTTGATCTCGACCATTATGTTGCCTGGATGAAAGAGTTCAATGGGTTTGACATCACGGCTAAAGTCACCATGGGTGCTGAGATGGCCAAGGCTGAATTTTGCAGCGGCTGGTTCATGCGCGACGATGAGGTGGACAGGTGTGTGTGGACGCCCAAGTTCGGGCGAGTGTTGGCCAAGAGCTTTTCGCTCAGCCAACAGCTGGGTGACCACCGCCCAGTTCTCAAGGGCATGGCCCGGGGGTTCTGTGTACATCCCAACAGCCCTGCGCTCAGGGAATTGTGCCGTGTGGTTGACTTCCTGTGTGGTGACGTTACCCCAATTGCCCATGAGCAAGATTGGGAATGGCTCAACGTTGGGCGGAGTGCCCAGCTTATCAGGAGGTCAGCTGAGCAACACCTCTGGGACGAAGAGGCAATCCGCTATGGCTGCGGTGGGCCCGAATGGAGGGCCGCCGTTATTGAGCTGTGCCAGGACATACGCCGTTGCGGGTTCCCTTATGTAGTCCCGATCAGCAATGTTCTCATAACCCATGCCGTCCGAGTCGATACTGGCTTGGATTTTGAAGACATGCTTCAAGATCGGTCCACCGATGAGCATGTCGGGAGGGGAGTCTTGGCCGATGCGGCGGGCTACGCAGCACACCGGGCCCGGGCAAAGGTGAAGGTTGGGGCCTTCAAGGTTGGCCCGGCTGTTGCCGAGTACATGACCGGTGACGGGACACAGGAATGGGAGGAAGAGCCTGAGGTCCTTTTTGGCCTCGACCCAAATGGGTCAGCGGGAGAAGGGTCCGGCCGTGACCCCCGCGCTGGGGCTTAACGGCCAAACGACATCATAGGTATAGGC